TAACTCATCTTCGACAAGCAACTCGCTCCAATACCCGCGTAATCTTCTATCATAGATTGCCGTCATAAGAGTGTCATAATCGGTTTTCTTTACACCGTGTAAATCAGCATTTACTCCAAGACCTCTTAATGTTTGCACCATATCAACAGACTGCCATTGGTCAAATGTAACTGATGCGACTTCAAATTTTCTATTCAAAGCAACAATCATTTGCCGTATTGCCGCAAAGTTAATTTCATTACCAGGAACAGCCTCCCAATAATACACTAAATCAACATTCATTACTGGAAGCATCTCAACTCCCATAGAAGTCTTTATCTCAGTTATGCCAGAGCTGTGAACCATACTCAATGCAGCCCTATCTCTTTTAAGGCCAAGGTCAACGTGGATGTATCTTATCCTGCTATCTTCTCCATTAAACCATTTTTTAAAATTGCCTTCTTCATCTATTGGGTCATCATGATAAGTAAATGCCTGCCTTACCAAATCAGCATCTCTAAAGAATGCGTCTTCCATAGCCGGCGGTTCACACTCGAACCTTGCTCTAGCCTCAACAGGATTTCTAATATATTCAGATTCTAATTGATGACGCTCAATTGTTGGATTCACTTCCCAAGTTGAAGCTTTAATACACCAAGTCTTAGGCTCATTCTTTTCAATTGCACCATCATATCTTTGTTGAATAAAGTCACCTTTATATCTCGGGAATGACAGCAGAATAACTTTGCCTATTTCCGGGAATCTAGACATAACAGACAACTTGCTCATATTATAAATAGCAGATGCAGAGCCTTTAGATCTTATTTCACCTTTGAGTTCTGAATCTGTTTTGAATGCTGCAATCTCATCAAGAACGATTGACATAACTTCATATCCTTCCCAACCCTCTGATTCAGAGTGACCAGAGAAACACCTTACTGGCCTAGAGAAGAAAAAGATTTCACTTACCCTCGGTTCAAATCCAACTTCATTGAAGTAAGGACTTGACAGCATAAGATTCTTTAATGGCTCGAAGAACACTCTTTGTGCTTGCTGAGCGTTAACAGCAAGGTTCAACAAATCAACATACACACCGGTAGCCTTGCCATAATATTCCAATGGGCTACGTAAACAATGAAGTAAATAGACTGTTCTAGCCATAGAGATTCTAGAACAATGATCCTTACCGGAACCCTTTCCCAACTGACAGATAACCTCATTCTGAGTGTAGGTATCGTAGTATGCTTTACCCAATTCTTCGCCCATCAATTTTTGCAAGGTGGGCAACTTATATATTTGGGTACTCTGCTTTACTATTTCAGTTTGAATATCAGACAGGGGCGGGAGATTCAAATATTTTTTATCTTCTACGAACACCTTCAAAGAAACAGGTTCTTCAACTAACTCATCCTGGTTCAATAGTCTAGTAAAATCATCTAATTCTAGATTCAGACCCATGTAATCACTCATTGATGTATACTGCCTCCCTGAACTGAATCATTACCGGATACGTCTACCGCAGGGTCTGCAGGCGAAAGGATATTATTTGAGGATGGATTTTCATACGTGGCAACTTCAGAACTATCTATGTCAATCATATCGCTGTCAAGAATTTCAAATGCATCAGCCAAGTCTCTTTGGACCTTATCGCGTATATCAGGATATTGAGCAATAACATCCCTTAAGATTTTCGACAGCAATGCGTTTACAGACTCGGCTCGTTGCATTCTTGCAACATATTCCACATCAGTTTGATTGTTGTTCATCAACTGATGCAGTTGTGCTTTCTTATGAGCAACTTCTCCGCATAACTTAAGAGCCTGGATCCTTGCACTGACCATTCCATGATCCGTTGCAATGCTTACAGTTTCCCAAGCTTCCTTACCTATCTCATCAAACTCAGTTAATGCTTTGATGGTATTTAACTGCACCCGTTCAAGAAAATAAGGATCACGCTCTGCCTGTTGGTTCAAAATCAGTTTGTATTCACTTATGTATTCTCTTACATCAACCTTCTCAATGTCCATCAAAGAGGCAATCTCAGGAACCGTATACCCCTTGATATGATAACTTCCAATCTGATCAACAATTTCAAGTCTGTCAATCAGAGTCAATGGAGCATTCTCTTCTATTTCAATAACATCATCAGACATTAAATATCACCCGTGTATAGTATATCATTTCTTATCTTTTGCTCCTTTTCGCTCGCTTCCTTGCAGCAATAGCAGACTCAGTTTGTGACTGAACCATCTTAGTCTCATGTTCGTCAATCATTTTCTCAACAGGCTTTAAAAATCTAGTTTCTAAATCCTTACGCAGAAATGTGCTAGCGATAAAGAACATCTTCTCAAAATCAGCTTTAGACGGAGTGCTATCCCAAGGTGCCATATCGAAATCGGCATAGGCTTTAGCAACTTGAGATTGCGTCCCCCTAGTGCCTATATACTCATACATAGCATACAACCACCGCTGTCTCTCTTTATTCTCTTCGTAACTATGCTTATCTGTCGATAATTCTTCCATGCTGTACGACCTCCAATCATACTATACTATTCACCGACATAGCCGATGAACAGTAACTATGATCAAACGCGACTCCCGCAAGAACCACATCGATCATGATGGTTGATAGCATTTGTGCCACCAATCGCCATCAATAACTCCCGATGTTCTGGCGCTAAATCACTACAATGCGTACCAACATATGTGAATAAATTGACAACATGATACATTGTAGGCTGCTGAACCAGATGCTCAGGATTCGTAAATGTACTCTTGAATCCATCAGTTCCCCAGTATTCCATAATTCTATTGAATACCTTGTCAGGCAACTTATGCTCCTGACAAATTCTCAAAATCGTATTTCTGACGTTATCGACCATCTCGTCTCTTAGATGGACGAACCCCTGAAACATTGGGTTGATCTGCCCCTTGGCAATTCCAGCGAATTCAGCAAATTGCTCAATAATGGCATCTCTGCTGTATCCCTTAACACGGAACTTCCTCTTATCAATTTGAGATGTTGCACCATTAGTGCACCATTCTCTTTCAAGATAAGCCTCAACAACCGGATGTACTGCCCAGGTGTCAGAGAACTTAACCTTTACTCCACCAAAATATGGAGTCTCATCAGTAAAGAAGTTCAACTCATCAGACGTAATGACCGTTGACAAAAGTCCACTATCATCAATCCTGAAATTCCTCAAATATGCATCGTCACCAACTTCATTAACTGCGGCTTCGAGCACATCCAAATGATCAACATGTGGAATGTTAACGTCGCAGAACGATGAGATTTTGCCTCCCCTGATAACGGCATTCAATGCCCTCTGAGGAGTTTCCCCGATAAGATAGTTGTAGTTTAATGCAACTAACTGGCTGGGACTCCTTTTAACAAAAGGAAAGGGAACACTAATCGCTTCTGCAAACTGTTTCTGTGCAGCATCAGTCAATCCATAGTTTTTACCAGAAATTTCAAGGTCTTGTCTAGTGTGTGCTTTAATTTGCTCAAAAGCAAACGGGACAACTTCTGTATCCTCTATGGTAGTTGAGATGTGATTTCTTGCTTCTTCTAACGTAATTGTATTAGTCATTTTTTCTCCTATTCTGTGTACAAATATTTTTTTTGTACTATTTCATTTTACCACATAAGTGCGACATAGTGTCGCAAATATAAAAAAAATTTTATCCTGACTCATCCTCCAACCGTCTCTTAAACAAGCCACACCAGTGGCATCTACACCACAACCATCTATCTGGAGTATCTACATTCTTCCAAAGATGTGGCTTGAACACACGTTCGCCTTTTAAGTATCTAAAGCATCCATGCTCAGCCCAGCCCATCAGAACGCTGTTCCTGTAAAGCTATTTTCCTTTATCGGAAACCGCAATGCAGAATCTGTATGCTTACAATGAGGACATGTAGTATTTTGCTGCATCTTAACAGGCAAAATTGGTTTAAACCCAATCTGATTCATCTGAGCGAAGGACCACCATCCTTTGCAATTACTACATATAAACTGATAGATGTTCTCTACTGAATATTTATGAGGCATCGTCACCTCCCAACACTCCCAACAGTTGCAGATATGCAACAGCGGCTTGCTGAGGAACGACCCCGTTCCCTAATAACTTTAATTGATGTGTTCTTGGAATATCCAAATCGCAAACCCACCCAGGCGGTAAGCCCATCATCCACTCCACAAAGGAAGGATTTAAACGAGTTCCACCTTTTGGCGCTTCCTGTACTGGATCTGGAGCATACCAACCGAACACATGTTCCCAACGCCTTACGGCTTGCTCGTAATCTCCCCAATTACATTCTGCTGGATTGCCCCGGGGAGACAAGAATCGTCGTTTCTCTGATTCCTGCCCTTGTAGTCCCTGTTTGTTGGAGTAGGAAGCAACCTTGCCTCCGTCATTACCGATACTGCTGTCCTCAAGTCCATCCCTCCCTGACCCCGTATCCCGGGACCATTCGTGTCCGATGTTCTCGGAGTCGGTAGGAGGTATGGAATGTCCCATAGATTGTTCCCATGAGAGTTCGCTGTCACATCCCTCGTTACCCCATGCTTTGCCGCCTGGGCTGTCGGAGTCGGAAGCATCTTCAACGCCATCGGTAACGACAGACCGAACCCATTCCCGTTGTTCGCCTTCTCCTTCGCCTTTCTCCTGCGCTCCAGATAAGCCTCCAGATCCTCCTCGTCGTTCCTCGTCATATGCACGACTGTAGGCGTCGGTAATAACTGAGACGAGCCTGTCTGTGGCTCTTGTGAATGACTCGGCTTCTGACTCTCCTCCATCTCGCTTGTAAGCGATACAGAACCATCTGTTTCTTCTATGGGGTGCCCCACAAGATGTATCAGCTCGTACAGATGACCATCTCGCATCGAACCCTCCCTCGGCCAAACTATTGAGGATTTGCCCGAAGGCTTCACCTTCGTTGGTGGTGTACACACCAAGCACGTTTTCCAAGAACAGC